ATCAAGATTGTTGCTTCAAGTAAAGCTGCAATTACTGGTGCCCAACTAGCTACTGCAATGTTCTCTGCTGCTCAGCAGATGGACGAGAACAACTTGCCTGAGAACGATAGATATTGCGTTATGGCTCCTGCCGAGTATTACAAACTCGCTCAGGTAACAGACGTTATTAACCGTGACTGGGGCGGCCAAGGTGCTTATGCAGATGGAACAGTATTGAAAGTAGCTGGACTACATATCATTAAGTCCAACCACCTTCCAACTACAAACCGTTCTGCTGTTACTGGTGAGAACAACACTTATCACGCAAACTTTACTGACAGTGTTTCACTTGTGTTCAACAAGCAAGCTGTTGGTACTGTTAAGTTGATGGATCTTAAGATGGAGCAAACAGGCTCAGATGTTCATGCTTTATGGCAGGGAACATTCATGGTTGGTTCTATGGCCCACGGTAGTGGTGTTCTACGTCCTGACTGTGCAGTTGAAATCTACACAGCTACTAGCTGATTTTTATGGGGAGCTTTGCTCCCCTTTTTACTATGCCTTTACTTAAAACAAGTGAATTAGAAGCAGTTAATAGAGTGCTGCAAATGCTAGGAGAAGCTCCTGTTAACAGTTTGTCTGGTCAGTTTGGATTAGCTAAGCAAGCACAAGATTCTTTAACTGATGTAAGCAGAAGAGTTCAAGCTGAAGGCTGGAGTTTTAACACTGACTATCAGGTAACAATTACACCTGATGCAAATAAAAATCTTTTGGTAGGTAGCAATGTTAGCCGTGTAGTTGTAGATATTTTGGCTTACCCTGACTATGACATTATCGAAAGGAAAGGAAAATTATATGACCGATTAAATCAGACTTTTGAGTTTACAGATGATGTAAAAGCTGATTTAACTTATATGTATGACTGGGATGAGTTACCTGAACATGCACGGCAATACATAATGACAAGAGCAGGAAGACAATTACAAGAAGCAATTCTAGGTAGCCCTGATTTAACAAAGTTAAACATCGCTGCTGAAGCAGAAGCTAGGACACAATTTGTAGAAGAAGAAACAACTAAGAGTGAACACAATATGATTAGAGGGAATCCGAATCGCTTTGGCCCATTAAGTACTTACATGCCGGGCCGTGCAGTCATTAGGTAACTATGCCATTAATTAGCAGTACTATTCCTAACCTTATCAACGGGGTTAGCCAACAACCAGCAGCTCTAAGGCTTGCCTCACAGGCTGAGTCAGTTGTTAACTGTATGTCTAGTGCAGTGGAAGGTTTAAAGAAACGTCCACCACTAGAGCATATTGGAAGGTTGTTTACAGGTAGTGCTGGGACAGGAAGACCTTTTACAACGATTGTTGATAGAGATGGAACGATTCAATATCTTGTCCTTATTCAGGATGCAGATATTAAAGTCTTTGGATTAGATGGAAGTGTTAAAACAGTTAACAAACCAAATGGAACTAGCTACTTAGATATTTCTAATAGTGCTGATCCTTCAGATAAATTCAGAGTTGCATCAGTTGCTGACTATACGTTTATTGCTAATAGAGAAAAGACAGTTACTACATATTTCCAAGATGGAGTTACCTATAGCCAATCAGGTACAACTGTTACTGTTACTTCGACAGGACATGGCCTGACTACTTCTAATCGAATCTCAATAGATTGCACTTCAGGATCAGGTGTAGATGGAAAATATGATGTAGCTTCTGTTCCTAATGCAAATAGTTTTACTTACACAGCAGGTACTTCTTTAACAACAAGTGGTAATGCTGCGTATAACGTAATGACTTCTGCCTTTGGCACTAAGTCAATGGTGTTTATTAAGGCAGCAGATTATTCAGGTACATACAAAGTTAAAATTAAAAACGCTGCTGGCACAAGCACTTTGGCAGATGTTAGTTATACAACCCCAGCAGTAGGTAGTGGATCGACTCCTGATACCTTAACTATTGCAACTAACTTAAGAAACTCACTTGCTTCTGCTTTAAGTAGTGGCTGGACATTCACTGTTGTTGATTACATTATTCAGATTCAAAAAGATGATGGTGGTGATTATCAATTAGAAAGTAGCGATACAAAGACAGGAACTTATACCAAAGCAATTAAAGGAACAATTGATACTATTACTGATCTTCCAACGCTTGCTGAGCATGGTTTCATTGTCAAAGTACAAGGTACTAAGACAACTCAATTAGATGATTACTATGTAAAGTTTGAAACTTCTGCTGGTAGTGGAACAGGTGGAGGGATATGGAGAGAGACAGTAGGTGCAGATATTAATAGAGGCTTTAATCAGAAGACAATGCCTCATGTCTTAATACGAAATGCAGATGGATCATTTACATTTAAAGAATTTGATTGGTCACATAGAATTGCTGGAGATGAAGCGACCGCTCCTAATGCTTCTTTTGTAAATAGTCAGATACAAAATATAAACTTATTTAGAAATAGACTTGTTTTCTTAGCTGATGAGAATGTAATACTTTCAGCCGCTGATAACTATGATCGATTCTGGCCGGAGACTGTACAAGGTATTATCGACAGTGATCCTATTGATTTGGTTACTGGCGGTACTGAGATCAATTTCTTAACTTCAAGTCTTGCTTTTGCGAACACATTATTATTATTTAGTCGTCACGGACAATTTAGATTAGATGCTGGAGTAGGAACTATAGGAGGAAGCCTTACACCTAAAACAGCAACAGTTACTGGTATCACTAGCTTTGAGATGGAATCAAGTGTTGATCCGGTTGGTGTAGGTCGAACTATTTATTTTGCAATTCCAAAAGGGGAATTTAGTGGCTTAAGAGATTTCTTCTTGCCTGATGTAAGTGGTTCAGTTCCTTTATCTGAAGAAGTTACATCTGCTGTTCCAAGATTTATTCCATCAAATTTAACTAACTTAATTGCATCTGTATCAGAAGAAGCGATTATTGCTACATCAAAAGATCAACCTAAACGAATTTATATTTATAAGTTTTTCTTTGAAGATGATAATAAACTTCAATCTGCTTGGTCTTATTGGGAAGTAAAAGGAAGTAAAACAATCTTAGGAGCTTCAATATTAGATAGTGATATGTATGTTGTTATTGAATATAGTGATGGAGTTTATTTAGAAAAAGTTGCTTTAAGACCTGAGACAGTTGATGCAAATAGCACAATAGAATTATTAGTAGATAGGAAAGTAACAGAGGCAAGTTGCTCTACTGCTGTAGCAAACCCCGGTGGTTTAGGAGTTCAAACGACAATTACTCTTCCGTATCCAATGGCTTCAACTGGAACGATGACTGTTGTTGGTAGAGATGTTGCTGGTAACACAATTAGTCATGCTCAGATTATTAGTCCAATTAGTGAAACCTTGACAGGTGGTGCTAGTGGAAATGGAACGATGGTAGTTAAAGGAGATTTAAGTTCAGCTAAGTTTTTCGTTGGTGAACTATATGATTTGGAATATGAGTTCAGTACTCCATATTTAAAAGAACAACCTTCTGCTGGTGGTATTGCTGTTGTAGCTGGCCCTAAATTACAAATTCGCACTTGGGCTGTTGTCTTTGATGAAACTTCACACTTCGTTTTAAGAGTAACTCCTGCGGGAAGGACGGCTAACGATTATCCTTATAATGGATTATCTGTTGGTACAAGTCCTCCTCTACTTGGCTCTGCCGGTATTGATACAGGTAGCTTTCGAGTTCCTGTGATGGCAAATAGTCTTGATACTAAAATTGAGATTATTAGCAGTAGTCCTGTACCTTGTCGGATACAATCAGCAGAATGGGAGGGATGGTTACAATCAAGAGCCAAACGACTATAAAGACCTTTGCTTATCAAAGGCCATCTATTCTACAAGATGTTGTAGATGTAGCTGATGATCTCAGGTCAGAAGATGCTGCGGAAGTGTACGCTCTCTCTGGAGATACTCCTAAAGGAGCGTTAATATATTGCTATCTAACAAGTAAGCCATGTATGACAATGGTAAGTAGGCATGGATATTTAATGGGAATGTATGGAGTTATTCCAGAAAGGGAAGGTGTTGGTAGGATATGGATGTTAGGCCGTAACGAAATGACTGTGGATAAATTAGATAAGATTACTTTTTTAAGACAAGCAAAGATTGAATTAGAAAAATTACGAGATCAGTATCCGTTATTATTTAATGTAATGGATGTACGAAACAAAGTTCATCTTGAGTGGATTCGCTGGATGGGATTTACTGTGATAAAGAAACATCCTCAATGGGGATATGAAGGTCGTCCTTTCTACGAATTTGTGAGGATCTAACTGAATGTGTGGAGTTGCTGCTGCTATTGGTATTGGTAGTGCGATCTTAGGGATTGCATCACAATACATGGCATATCAGCAAGCTATAGCTGATACCGAATTTTATAACGCTCAAAGAAATCTTGAATGGCAATCAGCAACTTTACAAGCTGAATCAAATAGAGCGACAGAAAATGTTAGGGGAGTGATGAATGATAATTATCAAAACCAAGTTAGAGATTTAGCTGACTTAGCTTTTGAGAGTGAATCAACAGGTATTACTGTTTTCCAACAACAAGAACAAATCAAAGCTGCTCAAGAAAAACGAGAAGCAACTATTGAATCATGGAAGGTAAAAGGAAAGATTAAAGCAGGAGGAAGAATTGGTTTAACTGCTGATTCTTTATTAAATGATGTAGAAAGACAGATTGGTGTCTTTGATTTCTTAAGTGGTCAGAACTTAGGTTTTGCCTTTCAACGGGGTCAGTATGAGCGAAAAGTGGGACAAGCTGCTAGAGGTTCGAGAATTGCTAGTGCAAGGGAATATGTTAAGACGACTTATCTTGATCCTGTTAAACCGTTGGAGAAATCTCGACCGAGTTTCGGCCCTTATGCTTTAGGTATGGCAAGTAGTGCCCTAGGAGGATTCTCTAGTTATGCAGGTATAGAACAACTAAGACTTGATAAAGGTCTTAATCCCGGTGGATGGAGGCTCTGGACTTAATGGGAAGATACACTCTCGGAAAATCTGTTGGTACCACCGACAAAGGCAGCTCAAGAAAACATACTCCTGCTCCTAATACGTTAGGACAAGTAAGTGTTGATGCTATTCCAGAGATAAAACAGCCTCGTGTTGTTCCTCAGAAGTGGCAGGGTAATACTTTCATTAGTAATCCAAGTCCTACTTTAGCTCCTAATTTAAAACTACCTAGTCTTAAAAATGTATTAGCTGAACCCCAAAGAGATATGGGGAGATTAGCTAAGGCACTTGAAGGATTTAATTCTCAATTAGTTCCTTTTGCTAAATCAGCAATAGAACTAGGAGCCAAGCAAAGAGAGTATTACGGAAATGAAGCAGATAGAATTATTTCACAAGCAAATGTAGAAGGTAAAACATCTCTTCAAAAATTAACAGCTTTACAATCTGAGTTGGTTGACGAATCAAGTCAAAAACCCTACACAATAAAAGATGAAGAAGATGGTTTAATTCCAGAAGGAAGCAAGGTAGGAGAGTATAGACCCGGCACTACTATTGAAAGTATTGAAGAAGCAACTATTCTTGCAAATAGAATTAAATCTAACAGTAGATTAGAAAATGCAATTAAGTCTAAATACAAAGAAAGGGAAGTCATATCAAACGCAGCAGCCATTGATTCTTTACAGAAAACTGCAACGATTCCCGGTACTAAAGAGATAGTTAAAGATGGAATAAAAGAAACAATTGATATAAAAATTCCAATTCATACTTTAAAACCTAATGATCCTAGATATTTAAAATGGTTAGATAAAAATATTTGGAAAGATGTTGATCTAAATACTTTTGAATATAACAATGTTAAAGGAAAGATAATTCAATACAGAACAAATGCGATGACTTCTCAGTCGTCTAATTATTCTGACCATTTAGATGTTCTTAAGACTCAAGATGTTAGAGAGACTTCAAGAGATGTTGGAACACAATTAGGTGCGGGTGAACTAGATATAGCAACTGCTACTGCTTCATTACAAGGATTGGTAGAGGCGATACATCTTTATGGAACGGATAAAGAATTAAAAGATAAGTTAAATAAGATGATTATCAAGGGAACAATTACTGCATATATGAAAGCAGTAGAAGAAAGAGGTACACAATTAGATTGGGAACAACTCGAACAAATGTTTGAAAGTTTAGCGATAGGCCCACAAGAATCAAGAGTTACAGTAGTAGATGGAAAGTCTGTAATTAATCAAAAACAATTATGGTTAAATCAATTTGATCCGGGGTTTTATGACGATCAAGTTTATGCAGCTCAGAATCAACTTAGCCGACATGATAAGAAACAAAACCAAGTAAATGATAGTTTATATGAGAACAATGGAACAGCACATTTTAATAAAACCATTAGACCTACATTATATAAAGATGGTGAATTCCAATATCAAAATATTGAAGACGCATTAGAAAGTGTTGAGAGTTGGAGACTACAACAAATTGAGAATGATCCAAATGCAACATTATCTATTAATAAAGCTGCTAATACTATGAGAGCAGAAGTTAGTGGTATTTTTGTTTCTGATTATGAGTCAGATAAAACTAATATTTTAAGTGCTATAAGCACAGCATACGATACAAATAATTATGATCTTGTTGAATTTCTTTTAGGAGAATTTCAAAATGATTGGGGGTTCGATCCTAAAGCATTGTCATGGTTAAATAAACAAAAAGAAGATATTTCTGATAGAAAGAAAGGAAGTGCAAAACAAGTAAAGGAATTAATTAAACCATTTTTAGGAGATGTTAAAGAGTGGTATGTAGATAGATATGGTGGCCTTCAAAAGACTGAAGGTCAAAGTGATATTGATGAACAAACAAATTATGCAGAGATTGAGAGAACACTTGTTAATAATGTTATTGATAGTTTAAAAGAGAAAAACTTACCTATTACTGCTGAGAATGTAACAAAAGAGATAGATGTATTAAAGAAGGAATGGGGTAAAGATAAAAGTTTAACTAAAGATAATTTAACAAAAAGACTTGGTGTGATTAATAGATTATTAGGCGATACAAATAGAGTAGAAGTAAATGATGACCCAGAAGATAATGTAAGTTTTAAAGGAAATACAGAACAAGGTTTAAAAGCGTGGGAAGCGGTATATGATCCTACTAAGACTGGAAAAGTAACAGTACTAAATAATAATCAAAAGTTTAAATTAGCACAGATGGTTAATAGTACTACTCCTATATTTGAGCAATCAGTTTATGGAGAAATTACTGATAGGATTTTTGAAAACAGAAATGAAGATCCAAATGTAATAACACAGAATTTTGATCCACGTTTAAAAATCTTAGTTAATAATTTACCATCGGAATTTAGAGACAAACCCGGAACTTTTCTTATACATGAGATGAAAAAATATGGAATAGAATTTGATCCAACAGATGAAGCTCTACTTAAATCATTAGATACATTAGAAATCAGTCAGACTGATGATTCAAATGTATGGTCAGCTTCTAATCTTTCTACAAGTAATGGTGTTTTAATTGCTTCAACAAACTTACAAGGTTTAGGTTTAGGGGAAACTAAAGTTGCAGAAAGGAAAAGTACAGCACCTTTATCTCTTAAGGAAATAATAAAAGAACAAAATGGAGCGACTGATTTTAAAGGAACAACAAATCAAAACTATGATCCAAGCAAAGGAGATCTAAGAAGTGATCCTAGTGAAAATTATTTTCATAACTTTAAGCCAGAATTAATTCCACACGCTTTGACTCGTATTGAAACTCTTAATGAGAAAGATATAAATGCAATGGTTGTAGGTGCTTTATTAGAAGCAGGGCCAACAGATAGAGGTAAATATGAAGTCGTTAGTTCTTTGTTGATGCGTTCAGTTGAACCTGTAAACATGGTGAACGGTAAGTTTGTAAGGGCTAAGCCTTGGGCTATTGGACGAGTTCTTGCACAGAAAGGTCAATATGAAGCGATCTTTAATCCGGGTGAAAGAGCTGTAAGGAATGGATATACAACAGTTACTCCATATACTCAAAAAGAACTTGAGTCTTCTCAACCTAACTTCGTTAAGCTAGGCAAAGTTCTAAACACCAGCCCTAAGAAAGCTAAGAAGTTATACGATCTATGGAAAGGTCGTTTAATTAAACAGCTTGATTTTAAGAGGTAATCACCTATGCCATTTGAGACAAGAGAGGTTGATGGAGAACAGAAGACATTTTATGTTCCATCTTCAAAAGAGTTACCTGCAAAACTAGAATCAAGGACTGCTCCAGCTCCAGTAGTTGAAGCTCCTTCTTTTAATGTATGGAAAGAATTTGATGAACCGTTATTTGATATTGAAGGTTTACCAAAGATAGATATTGATAAAGGCATTAATTCAAATATATTCACGATGGATGATTCATCTGAATTAGGTACGAATATTTGGGAAGATAATAGAACTCCAGCACAAAAGACATTAGAAGAATATAACTTAATAACACCAGAAGGCGAACTTGATATAAATAGATATGCTGATTTTACCAGTCGTAAAGGAGAGTTTAAAGATGTTACTGTTCAAGAATCTTTAAATCTTCAACAAATGTTGAAGCCAGCTCAAGTTAATATTAAAGGGAAAGAAGGTTATTTAAATAAGTTACATAGAGATTTATCTACAACAAATCCATTACAACCTTTAGCTGCAAAATATTTTCCTTGGCATCCGTGGGCAGGAGATACGAAAGAAGTATTGACTGAAAAATATGATAATCGGAAAGATCCTTATTTATATCAAGATAGTGTTGGTGGTTCAATCAGGAGAAGCATTGAACATGGTAAAGGAGAGATAGGAAGACTTTTATCTTTTGAAGCGTTACAAAGACTAGCTCTTGGCTATAGATTTCCAGAGAAATGGGATAGGGGTTCAGATGATCCTAATAATTCTTGGATGCAAGATCTCTTTCCTAGCTTAGAAGGGATTGCAGCTTTTGATTATAGAGGGCCAGATTGGGAAGGCTCTCCTTTATATATTAGTCCTGCTCAAGCTATTGAATTAGGAGATAGCAGGAAGGTACAGCAGTTTTTTGAGAGAGCGACAATTCCTCTTTACTACAACATAAGAGGAATGATGATGATGAAAAATCTCCTAGTGAAAGGAGGAGTTTCACCTCATGCTCCGGGGTACAACACATATAGAAGATGGTTAGAGACAAGTAGAGAGTTAAGAGATTTACCCGGAGGAAATTTTGGATCTGGTTTAGTAAATTTAGCAAGGACTGCTGGAGGAAGAGTTGGTCTTGGTGGTTCAGAATATGCAGGAGCATCAGGTATTTGGGCTTTACTTACACAAGACCCTTATTTACATCCACCGGGATTTACTCCTCAAATAGAACAATTTGTTACTAGAGGAAGAACAGATATTTTTGATTGGATGAATGTAGATGAGAGTGATAGTAGGTTTACTCGTTATGCCAAGTTATTAGCAGATGATATTAGTACTGGTGTTTTAATTGGTACTGCTCTTGATACGTCAGGATCTTTTCTTAGATCTTTACGAAATGCTCCCGGCCATTGGAGTCCAAGAGCTAAAACTTTTATTGAGAAAGCTAGAACTGATTATGGTCAAGCTGGCTTTAATTATGAATCTTTTGCTAAAGGAGATTATGATTCATTCCCTGATAAAGCAGGACAATTATTTGCTGGGATAAAAGAACAAACAAATGAATTAACATCTAAAGATTATCAATTTATTTCTAATTTTAAAAAGCAGAATCAAAAGTTAATATCTGCTATTGGAAGTCTTTCAGTTGATTCTTTAAGATTAAATCGTCTAATGAAAAAGATGGTTTGGCTTAGGGCACTTAAAGGAGAAAAGGTTGATTTAAGTAAATTAGAAAAAAGAAAAACTTATACACGACAAGGAAATAATTCAGAAGAAGTTGCTCAATTTATAGAAGATAATTCAACAAAGAGTCCTTATAAAGAAGAAGAACAACTGGATTTAGAAAACAATCCATCAAAGGTAGATGAAGAAATTAATCGTGTAGAGAAAGAATTAAATAAAACAGAAAAGCAGATGGAAGAGGATTCCATTGTTTTAGAAGATGAGCTTCAAAGAAATGAAGTTAGACGAGATCAGACTATTAGTCCTGAACAGCAAGTTGACCAACTCAAGCAAGGTGTTGATAAAAACTTAACAGGTGTAACAGAAACAGAAATACAGAGAATACCTATCAAAAACATTAAAACTGCACCTCAATATTTCCAAGTTAAAAGAAGTGGTCGAAGTAAACTTGAAGGAGTCAGTGGTTCATTAGAAAAATCTAAGAAATTTGAACCTGTATTAGGTGGAGTAATTACTGTTTGGCGTGATAGAAATGCTTTGGTCAGACCAGAAGTAGATGCTATTTATGTTATTGATGGTCATAACAGATTAGATCTTGCAAAGAGATCAGGCGAGACAGACATAGATGTACGTTTTATAAATGTTGATACGATTGAAGAAGCTAGAGCTATTGCTGCTCTACAAAATATTGCAAACACTCAGTCTCTTAAAGGAAGTATTGAAGCAATAGATGTTGCAGATTTTATTAGAGAAGAAGGTTTTACTATTGATGAATTAGCACAAAGAGGTTTAAATCTACAAAACAAAGTTTTAACTCAATCACTTAGTTTAGCTAGGTTGCCTGACTTCCTATATAAAAAAGTTAGAGATGGCAGCTTAAGTTTAGAGAAAGGATTAGCGTATGGATCTGTTGAAGGTCTTGCAGAAGAAATTGTATTAGATCTTTATAAGATTAGTCATAAATCATGGAGTCTTGTTCGAATACAGCAAGCCATGCAAATGGCAAAACAAGCAGAAGTTGCTATTGAAGAAGGTGTAATCCCCGGATTAAATGCTTACTTTAAACAATCAGATATTAAAAACTTATTAGCAGTTCGTGCTGAAATTGCTAAACAATTAAAGCTTAAAACTAAAGTATTAAAAGTAGCTTCATCCGAGACACAGGCAAGCATCTTAGAGAATGTTGAAGGTACAACTATAAACATAAAGAACACTCAGAGAGATAGATTAGCAGCGAATATTGTATTAAATATATTTAATCAAGTAGCTGGTTATGATAATCAAGTCACAGAGTTATTGAAAGATATAGCAGGAGAAGTTAAAGGAAAAAATGTTGCAAGTCTAGTTGCAGAGAGATTAAAAGAAGTTCAAGATGCAATAAGAATGGAGACAGAAAACTTATCTCCTCAAAAGACTGAATTAGATGTAAAGAGTGAACAACAACAGAAGCAAACTTTAACTAAAGCTATTGAAGTAAGAGAGGAAAATAAATTCAGAGAACAAGAAAGTAGTGCAGAAGAAGAGCTAGAAAGCAGAGGAGCTATTAGTAGTGACCCTAGAAAAATAAACGAACGAGTACCTAATACTTCTGAAACTGTTTCCAAAGTACCAACAGAAATTAAAAAGCAAGTAGATAAGGTTCCAGATCCTTGGTTTCCAAAGGAACCTGAGACTCCAGCTAATGAGCAAACAGTTGATGTACCAGTAGAACGAGTCGATGAACCAATAAGAGAAGCTCTTACTTCTAAAGAAGGCAGAGATCTTCTCCCTGAAGAATCAGCACAAGGAGAAGACCTTGAGTCTGTTACTACAGCGATTACAAAAATAGATCCAACAGTTCCTCTTGATTTCTTAATTAGAAATGCACCTAAAGATCAGCAAGCAGGATTAGCTTTTAATCGTTTGATTGAAGCGTTTGAACAGTTTGCTGATGGAAGAAATCTTGGCCCTATTAATACTGTTGGTGATCTAATTAATATTTTAAATATAGGTCGGGTTGCTATAGAAGAAGGTACTCAAAAGGCTTTAAGAGATGCAAAGACCACAGAATTATTCCGTAGAGATATAGCTCCTTATTTAACAAAAGCTTCTAAGTTAGCAATTGAAAAAGCACTTAAAGATATTGAGACACTTCAAATCTATGCAAAAGCTCTACAGATTGATATTGGTAAAAGATTTAAAGGAGCTAGAGATAATATATTAAAAGCAGGTAGAGATGCTAGAGATGCACAGCGTTCAGGAGACTATGGTACTTCAGAGAAACTTAGTGCCATACTTGATAAGTTAGGTTACAAAGAAGAAGCTGAAAGAATACTGCCAACAGTAAGACCTATTTTCTCCGACAGTATTGATATTAGTGTTGCGAAAGGGAAGCCCGGCAAGAAATACAGCATGATGTTTATAGAGTTTGAATCAGATGTAGACCATGCTATTTATATTGTTACAGGTAAAGGACGTTCAAAGAAACATCAAAGTTATTATGATTGGCTAACTCAAGAACTAGGAATAAGAGGAGATATTATTGTTGAATTAGGTTCAAAGATTAGAGCTGAATTAAAATCTAATTATAAAGCTAATGAAACTTATAACTTAGCTGATACTCTTGCTTGGCAAAGAGATACAGGCAATGTAGATCTTATGACTTTTGACTTTGAAGATGCAGCATTAGGTAAAATCAAAGATGAAGAAACCAGAAAATTACTTGAGTTATTAAATGAAAGGAAGAATCCTAAAGATCCGGGTGATCAATTAGATCCTGATTTAACAGAATTTAGAACACCAGAGCTACCTAATATTCCTAATAAATATTCTAATAGAACAAACAATTCAACATTTAGAGGGCCATTAGCATTATTAGAAGAGCAAATAATATTAACTCAAAAGATTAGGAGAATGGCTCCTGATATAAAGATTGAGTTTGCTGATGAATTAACTGAGGTAGTTACTAAAGAACAAGCAAGTAGAAATCCAAACTTGAAAGAAGGTCAGGTAGTCAGAGTCAAAGGTAAGTATTCACGAAGAGCATCAGGACATTTAGATGATGTAATTAAGATTGCTCAATATATAGATGGTCAACTTCTTTCATTAGGAGATAAATCAGTTACTGCTTATCACGAAGCTTTCCATGCTGTGATGAGAAGATATTTAACCAAAGGAGAATTCAGATTACTACTACAAGGAAAGAAACAGATTGAAGAGATTGCAGCAATGGGAACACCTGATCCTGTTAAGAAGGATTTAATTCTAAGTGGTAAATATTCTTTCCCAGAAACTACAGCAATAGCAATGTCTGTTTGGGATGAGTTTAGTCCTCATGTTTTAAAGGATAAGAATCCAACATGGTCACAACCATTATTAAAAATAAGAAAGATAGCTAATGCAGTTAAGAGACACATCTTTGGAATGATAGATAAAGATGGATTACCTGCATACGAAACTTGGGATGAAGTATTTGTAGCAGCTAAGTCAGGAGAGATTGGTGCAAGAGGTATTGCAAAACCCGGATCAATCAGAGCAGATGGAAGATTAGAACCACTTGGAGAAAGTAAAGCAGCAGAAAGAGATCCAAGATATGAGCAAACAGATTTGATGCCTGTTGATCCAGATCCAAATCCAGACGAATTATCTAATCAAGTAGAAGAAGCAAGGAAACAATCTGAACTAGGAAACAGTGCCTTAGAACAGTTAATGCTTAGTGATAATGTCAGACGTTTGCAAAGCAGAGGTAAGGATGAAAATGGTAGATATACTCCTGCTATTCCGGGTAAACGTCTATATGTAGCAAGAAGCGAAGCAGATATTATTGCTGCTAGTGGAGCAATGGAGAAATCTATAAAGGATGTATTTGGTGGTCGTGAAGGATTTACTGGAATACCTAAGATGAATATTAATCAGATCAAACGAGATGCAGCTCGATTATTAATTAGTACTGAATTTAATCAAGAGAAGATTCTTAATCTATATGAAGAAGCAAGAGGAACCTTAAGAGCTAATGATGATCTTATAACTCAAGTCGCAATGGATATGTTGTTGACACAGACGATGAAAGGATTAGGAGAACAGTCATTAAAAGTTTCTTCTCTTGCTAAGAATTTAAATAATGTAGATGAAGGCTTTGATGCAAGGAATAAGTTTATTGCCTTATGGCAAAACGCTTTAACATTGCAAAGAGTATCTGCAATGGCAGGTAGGAAAGATGGACAGGCTCAACGATTAAGACAAGAGAAAGTAGAAATGGTTGAACCAACATTGCCATTAGATACTGTCTTAAGTAAGCAGTTAGATATTGGTGGAATAACTCAGGCTAAAGAGAAAGGATTATCTTTTGAGAATGGGCCATTAGGTGAAGGTGTTTACTTTAATCGTTCAGGTATTGGATCTGATGAAGGTGTTTCAGGACAGCTTCTTCCAGATATAAACATTGCAGATATACCTACATCAGGTAAGTCTCTTAGTGATTTCCTTAACTTAATCAATCATAATCCAGAGATAAAAGTTACAGGATTAGATGAAGGCCAGAAGATAGGAATACAGAATTGGGTATTAGATAATGATTACGATGGAATTCGTTTTGATTTAAACGGTGAAGATGTAGTTATTGTTTACGACCTAAATAAAGCAAATAGAATTATTGAGTCAGATGTAGCTGAGATTCCAGATACAAGAACAGGAAGGCCAACGCTTAGAAGTTTATTTGAACTAGCTGCTAATGAATCAAGAATTGAATTAGATAAGAAACTATCACCTGAACTTGCAGAGCAATTAAGGACTGGAAGATATAGTGCTGAGTTAGAACAAGTGATAGATGAATTAGCTTCTGTTGTTGCTGTTATGGGAGGCAGAGGAAAAGATTCCTTGTTAGAGCAACAAAGATTTATGCGTGACATGAGTGATCTAATTGGTAAAACTCCAGATGGTCGATTAACTCAAAGAGCATTTTCTAGTTTCATTAAAAATGCCTACTTCCTTAACATGGATACAATCTTCAAGGTCTTAGGTGGAGGTTTATTTAGAGCGTTGACATTACCTATCGCTCAGTTAAAGGGAGCTAATATCACACTGATTAAAGAAGCAGAGGCAGGGAATTTATTAGCAGCACAGATGGCAGAGTTTAGGATGGCAGAGAACAAGAGGATTTATAAATACTATTGGAATGATTTGCCTAACGCTATTCGTTTGATGGGACATGCGTTTAAGGAAGATGAGATCTTTGGAAATATAAATAGAGGTTTCCTTGAAGATTCAAGAGCTAAAGAATTTGAAGTAGTTGATGGTGGATTAGAAGGACAAACAGCTTCAGATCGTAGAGTTTTAAAGAAGAAGATGACAGGTAAAGAATGGTTCTTGAAGCCAACGTCTAACCCAATGGCTTTGTTCTGGAAGTATTTCAGTGAGACATTAACAAGTGGTGCAAGAAGATCAATGGGAAGTATGGATACTTTCTTAAATGCGATGGTTGGCCCTGCTGTAGAGAAAGCTAGGTTAATAGAAATGGAAGTATTTAATTTATATGAGAAAGGAGAGAAGTTAACAGAATCTAAGAGACTAGAAATAGAACTGAAAGTAGATGAAGAACTTAAAAAGAAATGGGTTGACGTTATTGTTAATGGAAAAGATATAGCTGATGGACATTTTGATAGTGCTAATGCAAGAAATGCAATGCAATATGTTAACTTCACAGATGATATATCAGTAAAGTTAGATAAGAAAACATATCAGTATGGAGTAAGGAAAGCAAAGGAAGCAGGTATAACTAACAATGCAGATATAGTTGCTTATGCTGAAGACTATGCAAACAATCGACTAGAAGAATTCAACCCTAATAGTTATAAAGGAAAGTATGAAAAGCAAATAGAAGGTGCATTTGCTGGTACAAGAAAAGCAATGAACGCTGTTTCTTTAGGAGTACAAAAGATGGAAGAGGTAGCTCCTGTTTTCAGTGCAGTTATTGTTGTTAATAGAACTCCGTTAAATATAATGAAGGCAACTATTAGATATACAGGGCTTGGGAATCATATAATTGATAGTGCTTGGAGAGATATTAATCACGAAGATTTCTTTATTAGAGAGAGAGCATTAGGAGAATTTGCAGTGGGGCAAACAATCCTTGCAACATCTGTAATGTTATATGCAACTGGACAAGTTGAATTTAGTGGGTTCCAACCTTGGGATATGAATGAAAGACAAGAGCAAAGAAATCAAAAGATTCAACCTGATTCGATAAGGTTTAGGATGCCGGGGAGTCAAGAATGGAGTGCTTGGTATAACGTAGGAATGTTTGATGCAGTTGCTCCTATCATTAGCTTGGTTGGTTCGTATCAACAAGGATTGAAGAAGATTGAATTAAGAAGTGAGAAAGATAATGATGATGAACTTCTTACCCACATTGGATTACATGTAACAGCAATATTAAATGCAGCTAGGGAAGGAGGATCACATGCAATTCTTCAAGGTGCTTTAAGACAATTAACTCTGATATATGAACTATTTAGATCAATAGATCCTAAGAATGATCCAACCACTGATGGGAATCAACAGTCTGGTATTGAATCAGGTCAATGGTCATTAGAAAAATTATTATCAAGAATAATAAGTCCTGAAGGTATTAATAAAGCAAGAATGGAAATAGATCCAGTAATGAGAACTATTGATAAGTTTGATCTACCAACTAATAACAATGCAATTTTAGACTGGACTGTTGCACCACCAATAGAAACATTTATTAATTCATTACGACAAGCAGCGACAAGAACTCCTTGGCTTTCTTATAACCAACCTGCAATATTACATCCGACAAAAGGAACACCTTTAATCTATGACGGAAAGATAGGAGGTAAACCTTTATATGGAGCAATGCCGGGTGGTGATGTAGTTAAACTTTTATATGGAGCTTTTAGTCCTACTGGTATTATTAAACAGTCAACACAATCTACTGATGTAGTTGATTTAGAATTTGCCAAGTTAAAAGGACAAGGAAGTACTTTCTTAATCTGGAATAAAAGACAATTAAACCTTCCACATGGAACTGTTTTAACACAAACTCAACTCAATGAATTAGTTAAAATTGGAACGAAAGAAATAGAAATCAATGGAATGAATATGCACGAATATTTAACAGACTTTATATTAAATAATAAAATGTATAATCAATTGCCTAGTCCAGAGAAAGGTGCAAACATATTTAGAAAGGGTTCAACTGATACAGACCTAGAAGGAAAGAGAGTTCCTTTTGAAAGACCAAGAGGAGGAGATGAAAACAACACACATATAAGAGTTGATAAATTAAAAGCTGTTATCAGAATGTTTACTCATGGATTACCCGGAGGAAAAATAAACCCAGCAACAGGTCATATATACGGGTCAGCTATTGATATATTCCTAACACGAAATCCACAGTTGCTTTTAGACAAGAAGAGAAATGCAAAGAGAAAGCAATTAAAGGAACTACAATCTGGAGGAGATGGATACGATAAATCTCCTGCCTTCGATACCGACACTTATGGCCCACAAGCCTCTGTTAATCTTGAAGAGTGGAGAGCATTGACGGCTGATCCTATCACCTAAATTTCATGGCCTACGCTTACAACATCTACTCAGCAGGGAGTAGTCAAACTGATTACACAATCTCTTTCCCTTACATCAAGGAAGAGCATGTCAAAGTCTACGTTAACTATGTAGATACCAGTTTTACTTTTCATAATGCAACGACAGCGAGGTTAGCTAGTGCCCCGTCATCTGGAACAAGAGTCGAAGTTAGAAGGGTTACTCCTCCTTCTGCTGTTCTTGTTGATTATGCAGATGGTTCAACTCTTACAGCTAGTGACTTAGATACCAGTAACCTTCAGCATTTATATATTGCACAAGAGTTAGATGACAGTCTTAAGCAAGGTATATCTATTAGTGCAAGCACAGGTCTTCCAACATTAGGAAGTCAGAGATTAACAAACGTAGCAGATCCAACAGCAGCACAGGATGCAGCGACAAAGAACTATGTAGATACAACAAGGCAACCAGTAGATGCTGA